AACAAGAAATTTTTTTCATCAAAAAACCTAACTTATTCATTTTGAATATGTTATGAAAAAACTTTTTTTAAAAAAAATTGAAAAAACCCTTGATTTTTATATTTTAATTTTTTATAATTATATTGGAATGAGAAAGGAAAGAGAGAGAAAGGAGAGAGAAATGAGAGAAAGGCCCAGACCGCGGATGTCCGAAAAAGTCTGGAATCTGGCGGAAGACGTTTCTTGCCCCGGATGTGGATGTGAGAAATCCGCAAGAATCGTGGAGGGAAGGGAGCTTTTCGTCTGCATGAATTGTCGAGCGATCCACGGGACGGCCGATTACAAAGAATACAGAATCTTTGTGAGCGGCAAGTTTCATCCTTCTCCTGATTCTGTTCCTCTGGAGAATTATCGATATTATGATTTTCTTGTTCGGTTTCCTGGAGATAAGAAAGAACGGAGAGTTCATGGCTGGATTGATGATGAATCAGGAGATATTCTTCAGATAGGATGAAGGAGGCGAAATGGAAAAGCATAAAGAGGTAAAGGTTCCGCATTTGCCAAATTGTGATTTCTGCTCCAAAGAGGCGCTCTATGATGGTAAGACGAAATTCGGGGATTGGGCTTATATGTGCCAGAATCATTTCAATCTTTATGGCATCGGCTTGGGTTTGGGAAGGGGACAGAAATTAATATTGGAGGAAAAATGAAAACTCTGGCTTTTCATTATAGAGGAAAGGATTATAGGGTTTCTTTGGAGAAAGAAACTCTTGGACATTTTATGACGTATGGGGAGCACAAATTTCCTCTACCGAATCCTTCTTGGATAATGCTTGGGGTCTCTTTTCATCACTGGAGAAGTGGGGGACCTAATTTGCGTCTAGAAGATTTGAAAGACGGAAAAGAGCTTAAAGGAGGAATTGTTTGGGATATTGATCACGGAACAGTCAGACGGTGGGGCGGCCTCTGGAATGGAAAGATTCCGAGAATTCTTGATGCATGGATTGAGGATATTGATTTGAAAGAAGGAAGAGAAAAATGAGAAAACAAATAACAAAGACCATTGCCGGAGAAATGGTTAAATTAATAATCAGATCGAGCACGTATATGGGAAATTTTAAAGGTTGGAGATATCATGCGGAGATTCAATATCCAAGACGTTCGTTTTTTCTTCTTTCTGGATTTACTAATGAGTTGGAATATGAAAAAGCCAAAAATCGTGCTTTGGAGCATTGTGAACGGAAACTTAAAGAAATAAATGAGAAATGGAAGGAAGGAGATGAAAAAGGAAATTTATCGTCAGCTTAACGCGCTGACCGGGGGTCTTGCATCTTTCTTTCGGGGTTCTGGTTATCTGAGGATCAAGTGCCCCCCTTACGCGGACCTGCGGATGTTTGATCAGACGTGGATAAGAGGGGAAAGAAATGGATGGCATCGGATCGCAATGACTCATATTACCGTTCGAAATGATGAGCTGATGGCTGATCCTGACATGGAAATTCGAATCAATATGGAAAAGGAAGAAGCAGAAGCGGTGACGTATCGGGACGACTACAGCGATGTTTATGAATCGGCCAAAGACGGCAATTCATATGATGAGCGGGAGATTCGAGAAATGAATATTTTCCTTTTATCGTGGTTGGGGCGTCTTCGAAGACGGGGATATTTCAGAGCAAAAAGAATTGATCGTAGAGGCGACGTTTGTTATAAATGAAAGCGAAGATTATGGGATGGATATTGAAAGGAAGAGGATGATAAAATGACGAAATATGAAATTCAATCCATCATCGATGATCTGAGACAAGGAAAATCCTATGTTGATTCTTCTCTTCCTCCAGAGCGATATATGGATCAGATATTCGAATTGATGGCGCCCCTAGAAGGTTTGGCGTTGCCTGATTTCGAAAAAGGAAAGATGGTTCGGAAAGAGGCCATCGTTCATTTTCTCAGATGGCAGTGCCTACGGCTAGATGGAACAATTGATGAGGAGGAGCTTTCATCTTGTGTCGAACTTCTAAAATCCAATCGTGTTATTATGATATGAAAAGAGGCAAATGAAGAAGATTAAGTGCCGAGAATGTGGGGCGGAGATAGAATTCAAATATTCAGATATGTTGAATAGGAAATTGGAATTCCGGAAGGAATGCTTTTCCTGCAATTTCTGGATGGAGAAGGTCCGAATGGCGGAAAGAGGAGAGCCGCGGGCTGTTCGAATTGATGGTTGTCATTATTGGATAGGAGAAGAGAGCCCATCTACTCCTAACAATCAACGCGGATATTATGGAAAGAAATTCATTATCGAATTTTTTGATAAAAAAAGAGGACGAATCAAGACGACAAATCTTTGGCTGAATGGAACGATTCCTGAAAGATTTAGAGATCGTTTGGAGGATAATGCAAAATTTATCGTGTAATTTGGTTAATGGTGTTATATTGCTAGCATTGAGTTCGCCCCTTACACTCGATTACACGGCCTTGTTATCAGGGAGAGAGAATGATAAAAGAGCCGATTACTCTTTTTAAGGATTTATTTAAAGAAGGGGGTGTATGAGAAAGTTAAATATTCCGAATCTTCCTTGGAATTGGATTTGGTTTTTTGCGTTTTTGATTTTGGCTTTATATATTATTCTGGGTTGAATATGATTTATTTCACAGCTGATACGCATTTTAATCATGAAAATATAATTCGATATTGCGGAAGGCCGTTCAAATCTAAAGATGATATGAATTTGGAAATGATTCGAAGATGGAATGAGGTTGTCCTTCCTGGAGACGTTGTTTTTCATCTTGGGGATTTCGGATTTGGGAATTGCGAAGATATTATTAATCAATTGAATGGCAAAATTTATTTCATTCCGGGAAGTCATGATTCTCATCTATTGAGAGCCGATTATTTCATCAAGTCTGTGAAAATTCTTCCTCTTTATTATAATCTGAAACACGAGAAACAGCATGTTGTTCTTTCTCATTATTGTATGCGCACATGGCCACAATCTTATTATGGCTCTTGGCATTTATTCGGGCATTCTCACGGAAAATTGGAGCCTATTGGAAAATCTCTCGATGTTGGCGTTGATGTGCATGATTTTTATCCTTTGAGTTGGCTTGATATAAAATCAAAGATGAAGAGGAGGCCGCATAATTTTGATTTTGTCGGTTCCTATTACGATGAATATTAAAGAATATCTCTCTTATGTAAAAAGGAAGGAAATTCCTCCCCGATCGCCGGCGCATCTTCTCAACCACGACTCTTGGCGTGATCATAATTTATTCATGCAGGGCGTCAAGGCCAGAATCGAGTGCGTGAATCGCGGGATGTGGGCCATCGTCGATTTGAGATGGACCGGGGAATTGGCCGAATGGATAAGAAAGAGAAAAGTCCTAGAAATTATGGCGGGCGCGGGATGGATCGCAAAAGCGTTGAATCATCATGGAGTTGATATTATTCCAACGGATGATTTTTCTTGGTCAATCGCTCGAAAGAAGAAGAAATATAAAGGGTATGAGCCCGTATTTCCTATTGAAAAGCTAGATGCTGTCGGCGCTGTTGAAAAATATAGGAAGGCCGAGATTCTTCTCATTTCTTGGCCTCCATTTAATGATTATACGATTTTCAAAGCCTGTGGGAAATGGGGCGACAAAAAGCCCATCGTTTATATAGGAGAGATTGGTGGCTGCAATGCCCCCATAGAATTTTTTACGAAGTTTGAGAGGATTGAGCCGCATCCTCGATTTTCTTTTCCTTCCTGGAATGGCATTTATGATAGACTTCTAATCGGTTATTATAAAAAAAATCGAAATCCCCGAAAAGGAGAAATAGGGAATGAAGATCAAGACGATTCGAAGGATTTTGCGTCGTGAGTTCGACGCTTGGCATGATTCAATTCCTAGAAAAAAGCGAAAATTAAGGAAGCTGATTCGAGAGAATTCCATTATTTCCGGAGGATCGATCGTTTCGATGCTTCAGGGAACGAAGGTCTCGGATTTCGACGTCTATTTTCGGACGAAAGAAACCGCGCTGGCGGTGGCGAAATATTATGTCTCATTATTCAAGGAAAATAATAAAGATTTGAGATTTGAAGGAGGCGGCCGCGTTGCGGATATTCACGCCATGGAGGGAGAAGAGGGAAGAATTCGGATCGTGATAAAATCCGCAGGCATTGCTTCTGCTACGAAGTCGGACAATTATCAGTATTTCGAATCCCTGGAACCTGGATCGCCTGAACAAGAGGAATTTATTGAGGGCGCGTTTAGAGCCGGCCGCCTCCATAAAGAATTGAAGGGAAAATATTTGCCGATCTTTCTGAGCTCGAATGCGATCTCTCTTTCGGATAATTTTCAATTGATAACGCGATTCTATGGTGAGGCGGAAGAGATTCACAAGAATTTTGATTTTATTCACTGCACCTGCTATTGGAAATCTTGGGACGGGGAGTTGGTTTTGCCGAAAGCGGCGTTGGAATCGATCTTGACGAAAGAGCTGAGATATTCGGGATCATTATATCCTCTCTGCTCATTGTTCAGGATGAGAAAATTCATCAAGAAAGGATGGACGATAAACGCGGGACAGATTTTGAAGATCGCGCTTCAAATCAGTCAAATGAATCTCCTCGATATCTCGATTCTGGAAGATCAGCTGATCGGCGTCGACGTTGCCTATATGATGGATTTGATAAATCGCCTGCGGGCGGAGAAAGAAGAAAAAATCGACGAGATTTATATCTGCCGTCTCGTTGATGAGATTTTCTAAATAAAATAAAAGGAGGGAGGGAGGGGATGAAGGCCTTGGATTCGAGAGATGGGAGAATTGATTATGCTCTTTCGATTTTGCGAGCAATTCGCAGAGGAGCCTGCCTTTCGGAGGAGGAGAGAAAGAGGATGGATATAGCGATAGATGTCCTCGCGTCGGAGACCTCCGAGATGCGGGCCGTTCTTGAATCGCGCGATCGGAGGTAAAAGGGCTTGATTTTTTTGAATTAAAATATTAAATTATTAGAGATGTCGAATCCAAGAGAGAATCGGAAATTATTCATGAAGCTGTTCCATGGAAATCGCGCGCATTATCGAGAATTCTGCGCTCTCTATGACGAGGCCGTCAAAGAAGGATCAAAAATTCCGGAAGAGCGGGCTTGGATTCTCTGGAGAGAACGATATTTCGAAGGCGATGATGGATGGATTCCCAAATGAGTTTCCGGAAAGTCCATGATATCCTCCTAGTTTTTTGTTTTCTACCGTCTCTCGGCGCCCGGAGGAACCTTTCATGGGACGCGCGCGCGTCGCGTGAGAAGAGACGAAAGTCTTCGCGACGGCGGCAGACCCGGACAGACCCACAAAACCCCACCATCAATTCCCTTTAATTGATAAGCCTCCGGGCGCCATCTTTTCTCTCGTTTTTTATTTGATGGATTTCATAAAATGAGAAATTGTTTTAAAGATTTCGTTTTCGAGGTATAATATAGATATAAAGGGAGAAAAATAGAAAAAATTAGATGAAAAAGATTTTGGTTCTGGACCCGGGGCATGGAGGAAGAGATTCCGGCGCAGTGAGTCGGAATGGGGAGATTTTGGAAAAGACGATCACACTTGCCGTCGGATTATACGCCCGTAGATTCATTGCGAGAAGAGAGGAGATTCCGATTATACCATATCTGACGAGAAAAGAGGACGCGTTCGTCAGCCTTTCTCAACGCGTCGCGCTCGCGAACGATTTGGACGCGGATTTATTTCTCTCAATTCACTGCAACGCGAGGAAAAGAGAAGGAATCCTCGGCATCGAGATCGAGACGTTTCATCATATGAACGCCAGCCAGAGGGCGATTCGATTTTCCCAGGAAATTCAGAGGGAATTGATTATTTCGACGGAATATCTGGCGAAAGACTCCACGATGGTCGCCATCGATCGCGGCATCAAACGCGCGAATTATTACGTCTTGAGAAAGACGCGCGCGGCGGCCGCGTTGACTGAGCTGGGATTTATTTCCGACGATGAGGAGGCGGCGTTTCTCTCTCAAGAGAGAAATCAGAGGGCAATCGCGGCGGCGATTGTCCGCAGCGTCGAGAGATTCATCAATTCCGAATGGTCGTGAAGAAAGAATTCTCTTCGGAAGAGATTAAGAAACTCGGACGACGTCTTCTCTATTATCGGGGAATCGGCATGAGATGGTGTAAATTGGAAAAGATGTTTGGAATAGAAGCCAGAAAGCTCGAAGAAATTCTAGGAGAATATAAGGGAATGAGAGGAATTCGCCGCTAATCTCTCACGGCGGCGGTTGAACGATAGAAGAAGAGAGACGGCGGAGCATCCTCCACGCGCGCGCGAGGAGGAGGAGGATTTTTCCGCCGCCTCTCTCTTCATTTTTTCCGGGGGGGCGAGGAATTTTTCCGAGTATGTCAGACGAAGGCATAGTCTTTTTGCGGCGAAAGAAAGACGGGAGCGATATGAGGAAAATCATTCGAATCCCTTGGACGGAAGAGCAAGAGAAATTCTTGATCGAATGTTGGAAGAAACGCATGCATCCGATCGATATCGTCGAGGCCTACAACGCGCGATTCGATCTGAAGAGAAATCATTCGATGATCGATAGGAAGATGCGGCGTCTGGGTCTCCCTTTTCACGAATTCATCCCGAAAAAAGAAATCCAGAGATTGAAGGAGATGGGAGACGCGCGGCCGTCGAAGAAAATGATCCAGGAGGTGAGAAAAGACGTCGAGCGTTTGAAGCTGCAGCAGAAATTGGGAGAATATCGGACGAAATACCAATATCTCGTGAGGGAGAGATCGTTGGAGGATAGAGTGTTGACGGCGATTCGTGAGGAATGTCGCGCGTTGCCGAGAGTTGAGATGAAATGGGAGGCGCCGTCCGGTGGCGTTTCCTCCGAAGAAGCATCCCTTCTCCTCGGTGATCTTCATCTAGGAGAAAGAATCTCACGCGATGAGGTTCATGGATTCGGAGAATATAATTTCGAGATATTCACGAAGAGGATAAAATTTTTAGCCAGGACGATAAAAAACATAACCATCAGAAAATTGACCGGATATCGCGTGGATCGCCTTCACGTGCTGGGGCTTGGTGACATGGTCTCCGGCATCATTCATGATGAATTGAAGGAAAACGCGGAGAGTTTGATGTTTCAGATCATCAACGGCGCCTATGTCGTCGCGCAATTCATTCTTGAGCTTTCGCAGTTGTTCCAGGAAATCTCGATCGACGGCGTGCTCGGGAACCACGGACGCATTTCGAAGAAGAGATATTATAAAAGACGTTATACGAATTGGGATTTCATATTCTATCAATTTCTCGGCACCTTTCTCTCCTCGAACGAGAGAATCAAATGCAATTTTCCGAAATCATTCTTCCTGGTGAAAAAGATTTATGATTGGAATTTTCTCGTCCTCCACGGCGATAACATCCGCTCTTGGTTTGGAATCCCATGGTATGGGATCGAGCGCGCGATGTGGCGTCTCGGCGACCTTCTTCAAGGAAAGGGGGTGAGAATCCATTACCGCGTGCTCGGTCATTTTCATAAAACGGGAGAATTGGATCGCGCGCCGGGGGAGATTCTCATCAACGGCTCCTTCTCCGGCGGCTCTGAATATTCTCTCGGCGCGATGTTCGAGTTTGATCGCCCCACGCAGCTTTTCTTCGGTATCCATAAAGATATCGGCGTCTCCTGGCGATATCCTCTGAGATTGGATTTACCGGAGGTGGAGGAGGTCGAACCTTATGAGTTTAGGATGGACCTAGACGCGGCGAAATATATGAGGGAGTTTTTGGAACGAAAAGAATCCCAAAGAGATGCCCCAGAATGGAGTTCCATCGGTAATGAGACTGAAAACATTGAGGATTCCAGGAAACGCGATCGGTGAGGTCGTGAAATATGTCCGGAATGTGGTGTTTGCGCCTCCATTCGACTTTCGCTCTCGGAGGGATTTTATTGTTATTTGATGAATTTCAAAAGATATTCCCCTGTAGGATCGATTCTAATACGGAGATTCTTGAAAGGATGGGATGGGATCGTAAATTGAGAAAGAATGGGAGAATTAATCGATTACGTCTTGGGAATTGGAGGAAGAGGAAAACGATAAAGGAAAGGCGGTGGTTGTGGGACCCTGATTTAGAGGAGATGGGATTCAATGGAAAGAGAAAGAGGATCATCGGCCGCGCGGGAGTTTGAGGAGGAGAGAGAGGTATTCGGCGTCGAAATCCGCCGCGTGGAGAACGGCTTCATCGTAAAAGCGTTAATGGAGAATCGGGAGATGGTTTTCGAAGACTCTATGGAAGAGATGATGGGGACGGAGGATGAGCCGTTGAACGCGATCGAATCGGTTCTCTGGTTCATCATCGAATATTTCGGATATGGTGGATCGAAATACTCCCGGGAGAGATTGATGATTATCAGAAAGAGAGGAGAGAGATATGAAGGAAAAATCGAATCTGACGGCGAAAGCCCCTCAGGAGGGTGAGTCGGGATGGCGCGTCCGCGCGGTTTTCTCTCTATCATTCTCAATCGAAGATGATTCGAATGAGGAGATAGGAAATCTATCCGATGCGTTGGAGCGGATGCTCCACAACGCGTTTGTCAAATCGAAGATAAACGTCTCCTCTGTTTCTGTTTTGCGGTTCTCCGCGGAGCGGGACGCGAGAGGCGTTCGCTTATTGCTTGGATGAGGAGAGAGAGAGAGAGAGAAGATGAAAAAGAAAGAATTGATTTCCAAGATAGAGGCGATTGCGCGGGAGAATAAGATTCTGAGAGAGATGATTGAGAATCAAATGTCGTTCTTTCTCCAGAAATGCGAAGAGCTTGCGAAGGAAATCAGATTGAGGAACAAGAAACATCTGGAGATGATGATAGGAGAATCGGAATCCTCTCTCTCGCTTATCGAATCGATTATCAATGAGGTAAAAAGAAATCGCAAGAGCGTCGATGAGATAAAAGACGCGATTCTTCCTCTTATCATGAAATTCAGACATGAGGAAGAGATGTTGCTCAACCATATGATGGAACTCGCGGCGGCGACGCAGAAATATCCTTTTTAGGAAAAATGGAAAAAAGAATCGGAGGAAATCTTGAAAATTAATTTTCGGAAATTCTTTTGTCGGCGCCTTTTCCGACGTGGTTCGTTTCTCTACCGTCTTGCTGATTGTGTGAGATACGAACGTCCCGTCCTCATCTGTCTCGATTCCGGCCTCCTAGCATCCCAATATTGTCCAAATAGGGAATGGAGGGAGTTCATCGCGGGGACTGAGCCGAAGGAGACATGTCGCGCGCATTTGACCATCTCTCTCCGCGTCTGTAAGGATTCCTTCCTTCTTCCGACGGATCGATGTCCTTCGACGATTGAGAAGGAATTCAAGAGATGGGAAGCGCCGGAGGAGCGGTGCCCGATCCATAAGGAGAAGAAATGGTCCGGTTCCGTTTGTCGGCTATCCGATCAACGGCCTTCGAGATATTGTTTCCAATTATCCAAGAAAGAGATGGAAAATCAGCCGCGGAGGTGTGGAATCGCGCACCACAGCGCGCCGGTGGGGGGATATGAGAGGAAGAATCCGCTGCATCATGCGCAATTTCTCGGCTCCTGGAATTGGTTCCGCGTCGAGGCGTGGGACCCGCGGAACGAGACGGCCGCGATCGATGAGGCGATCAAATTAATCCGGGAGATGAGAATCTATCGATTCTCTCTTCATGATGGATTCTTCTGGCTTTCCGACGGACGGCCGGAGCATAGACATTTGAATTGGCGCACGCCGTGGCGGGTGAAGGACCGGGTTTTTGATCTGGAGGAATGGGAGCCGAGATTTTGGGAGCTTTTCAAGATATGGCTTGAAATTCATCGGATGTTTGACCTCGACTACGCGCCGCAGCTTTTCATGGCATTCGGCTATAATCGATATCCATTCGAGAATAATCGACAAGGAATTCGCGCGCGGAAAATCTGGGATGAGAGGATCAGAGAATATCAGCTCGCGCTCGCGCGGCGGACGATGGAGACCTACCGCGAGGTTTATGGCGACGATTATCGCCCGTTCGTGAAGATTTGCAACGAACCCGCGCATCACGGCGACGCGGACCTCTTTCATCGGATCATGTATTTTCATCAGGACGTATTCGAACGCGCGTTGGCGGCGTCGACCGACATCTCTCATCTCATCATCGATATTTCCGGCTGCGAGGGCTCAATCGGGGAATTGAAGGAATGGGAGCCGCGGGAGAGGTGTCCGAAGCGCGGATCGCCGCTCTGCCGGGAGGGGGGTCATGGAAAAGATCAATATGATCGTCTCGCGGTGGGGGAGGTGCATGGATATTCGACGAAAATGGATTGGATTCGTCCGAGGATTTGGAACGCGCGACGCGGGGAATGGGTCGATAACATCGATCCCTATTTCGGCTCCGCGAATCGCGCGCGGCGGTTTACGGAAGACGCCGGCGGCAGGAATGGAGATGGCCTCGGCGCGGTCTTTCCTCCTCCAGAGACGGGGAAGAGGCCGCGATATCGATTCGCGAACGCGGCGCAGCGTTATGAGGCAGCTCAGTTCATCTGGCGTCGTCAGAAAGAACGCGGGAGGAGAGAGAAACGCATCATTCTCGGCTCCTTTCCGGTCGAGACGTTGCGGTGGGTTGATGGCCTCTATCGCGCGGATTATCGCCGCGACGCGTGGATCGATTGGAGCCGTTTCGCGGCGGTGAATCGCGCATATGATGAGGTTTTTGGAAAATAAAAGGAGGTGATTCTCTCATGTCATCGAAAGGAATTCCTAAAAGAGACGGCTCCGGCAGAGGCCGCCGCGCGAATAGAGGAAGGGGCGGCTGCTCTTCGACGAGAAAGGTCGGAAGAGGGAGCGGACTTCCTGGAGGAAGAGGAAGAAAAGGCAGATGAAATGGTTGAGAGATAATTGGACGGAATTTATCATTTTCTTCCTCATTGCGGGTTTTCTCTGGGCCTTCATCAAGAAGGATCAATTATCGGAAGAATATCTGAAGATGAAAGCCCGCGCGGAGAGCGCGGAGACGCGCGCGGAGGAGATTCAGAGAGAATCGCGTCTGAGGATCGCGGCGCTGGAAAAAGAGATGGATGAGGAGAAAGAGAAGAGAATGATTTCGGAGCGTCGCGTCCGTGAGATCATCGAAGAGAAGGAGAGGATAAGACGGAATTACCTGAGAGAGAGGGAGAAGGTCCGAGAGATGGAGGATGATGCTCTCGCCGCGGCGATAAACGCACGTATCGGGGAGAACCAGGTAAAACTTCTACGGATGGGTATTTTCTCTCTCCAACGCGTCGGTGCGGAGAGCGCGTTGAAGCTCTTCATTCGCGGAGAGGAATGTATCGAGATGAGAGAGAAGGATAAGAAGGAGATGGAAGAGCTGAGAGCTCAAATCATATCTCTCTATAATGAGAATTCTCTTTTGATTGAATCCTCCTCGGAGAAGGATCGAATCATCGCGGCGAGGGAGCGCGCGTATTCGGATTTGAAACGTTCGACGATCCGATTGGAGCGGGAGTTTAAATCCGCGCGATTGAGAGAATTTCTGAAGGGTGCGGCCGTCGGCTGCGGCATCATCCTTATCCTCCGTCTCCTGTCTGGAGCGGTCGTTAAATGAAAGATGAGAAGAGAATGAAATTCAGGAGTTTTGAGGAATTCTACGACGTTTGGAGGAGAAAGAACGAGGGGAGGAATCGCGCGGAGGAGAGAATCCGCGCGATTCGAGGGAGAATGAAAGAGATGGGAGAAAAAAAGAAGAAAGAGAAGGAGAAAATACATGATGAATAAACGATTGACTCTCTACGCGGCCGCCGCGCTCGCCATCGGTCTTGGCATCATTCTGATTCCGAAGATTGTCCTCTACGTCGGATGGCTTGCGCTCATCGGCGGCGGCATCGCGCTCATCTACTCCATCTATGAGATGATTTCCAAAAAAGGAGATGAGAAAGATGTCGAATGATCGGAAAGAGAGAGGGATGAGGAGGACGCGGTTCTTCTCTCTATTGATTGGATTCTTGCATATCGATTTCTGTCTCCTCCTCTCCATCTTTTCCGATATCGACGTGATGTTTCTTTATAAGATGGCCGCGCTCATCGTCGGCCTCTCCGGACTCTATATAACGGGACGATCCGCGACGCATTTCGTCACGAGAGATGGAGAGAGAATCAATAAATGAGGAAAGGAGGTATTTGATGCGCGACGCGGAAGAGCTGGGTTATACGTCGGACCTAAATTATTTGATTGAAAAAAGTTGTTCGGACGGCTGGACGTGCCCGGATTGCCGACAATGGGTGCCGAGCGAAGCGCCGCACGTTTGTTATGGTCCTCCGGATTCGTGGACGTATGTGCGGTCCAACGCGGAGGAGAGCAGCAGCGCGTCGCGGGCGTTCCGCGTCCTCAAACGTCTTTTCGAGGAAAAAATTATTGATTTTCCTGAATCTTTCGAAGAATTCAAACGGATTCTGAAGATCATAGAATCAGAGATATCATGATGGCGGCGGATACAAGAGTGAGAGACGCGATCGATAATCTGATGGAACGACACGCGGATGTGGAGGAAGAAATCGCGAAAGCGGAGATATTGTATAGACACATCGTTGCTCGTATGAAAAGCCTTCATGAGCAGAGACGTAATCTCGTGCAGGCTATCGAGGCGTTAGATCGCGTGATCTATGCGCAAGAGAAAAAGGATGATGATATCGAACGCGCGACGGACGCGCGATGATGGCGAGAGGAGAGATTCGATCATATGTCGATTGATATCAAATCATATCTCGAAGAATCCTCTGAGAAAAAAGCCTTCTTGGAGGAAGATATGGAAATCAAAGCATATCTCCAGGAAGCGATTCAAATCTCCGCGAAATTGGGTGATGAATTTGATCAATAGAGAAGGTGAGGGAAGAAATGTCTAAATGGAGAGTCAAGAAAGGCAACGCGTCGATTCAAGATATTCCGATCTATGATAGAGACGGCGCGTTGTTGACTAAAGCGAAGCTCGCGTCGGCGACGGAGATCATCTTCCAGGTCAAAGCGACGAGAGACGCCGCGTCGGCCGTGATCGAGAAGAAATTATCTGACGCGGAGATTGAGATCAACGCGCCGTCGGATGGATGGATTCGGATATCGCTGCTGCCGGCGGATACGAATATCGCTGAGGATTACTACGTCATGGCGCTTGAGATAACGTTTTCAGAAACGGAGAAATATGAGGCGATTTTGAAAATAGATGATATGGAGACAGATACGTTTCAAATCGAAGAACAGGTGATCATATGAGAAGAGATTTGAGATATCTCATTTCTTTGGTGAATGGACTGGAGAGATGAATGTGTGTGGAAGACTTGTGATGATAAAGGAGAGTTAGAGATGCCGTATCCGAACGAACACGCTGCCCGATTGAAGGACCCTAAAGGATTCGATTCCTTTGGGAGGACGAAAGGAGGAACGATTTATGGGAGGAAGAAGGTTCCTTCGACGATTGCGATAATTTGGGGTCATCCGAAGGGCGGTCCGAAGAAAGCGGCCATTCCTCAGGCATTGAGATTTCCGACGAAGAATTGGACCGCGGCCGCGGCGAAGAAATGGCTAAAAGACAATAAGATCAAATATATTTCTTTTGAGCCAGCATCGAAAGGAGAGAGCGTGGAAGGAAGTCTCAAAAAAATAATCGAAAAGATAAAAGGAAAGAAGAGGAGGAAGAAGATGCCTTCTCTTAAGAAATCTTGGGTCAAAAGCGAAAAAAATTCGAGGTTATCGATTTTCGAAAAATTCTTCTCTCTTCGAAGGGCGCTCGAGCGTGCGGTCAAGGACTCGTTTGGAAAATCTAATTGGATCATTGATTATTCCAATAAGGAGATTGTCTTTTGCCCCGAAGATAACGTGGATAACAATTATTTCATCGTCGGATATTCGATTTCGGCGAAAGGAGAGGTCACGTTCAAAGGCGCGCCCAAGGCGGTGCAGCAAAAAATCAGCTATGAGAAGAAATTATCGACGGGCGATTTGATTGACCTCGCGGAGATGGAGGCCAGGATTAAGAGAAGGAGGGAAAATGAAGATTCCAGCTAAAATTGAGTTTTTCCAGCCGGATTTTGAAATCCTGGAAGAGAAAGTCATTGATGAGAAAACGGGCGATAAGATCATGCGCGTTCAAGCGAAATGGCAGCACGCGGATATCATCAACGATAATCGAAGGAGATATCGAAAGGAGCTGTTGAAGAGGGAGATCGAGAGACTTAATCCAGCGGTCAAGGAGGGAAAGGTCTACGGCGCGTCCTATCATCCGAAATCCGGCCAAGCGGAGGTTGATGATGTCTCTCATATTTGGGAGAAAATCTGGATGGATGAAAGCGACGGCTCCTGTCTCGGCATCGCGAAGGTTCTTCCGACGGAGAGAGGAAAGAACGCTCAGGTGTTGATCAAACACGGACGCCTCGGATTATCCTCCAGAGGATTTGGAACGACAACGGAGAAGACTGAGGAAATCGAAGGAAAATCCGTCACCTTCGACGAGGTGAATGAGGATTTTAAATTAGTTTCTCCTGGGGACTTTGTGCTCACGCCCTCGGTCCCAGACGCAGGAGTCAGGAAATTAATAGAATCTCAATTTAAGGAAATTGAAGATTCAAGAGAGACGCTTAATTTAAAGGAGACGGCAATGAAAGACTTTGCCAACGTTGATGAGCTTCGCAAGGCTTATCCTGAATTCGTGAAGGAAATCGAAGATGCCGCGAAAAAGGCCGTCGAAGATTCCCTGGAAGATGAAATTCAGAAAAAGGTCGATGAAGTCCTCCAGTCCAAAAAAGAGGAATGGAAGAAGGAAATCGAATCAGAGATGGAACCGAAGATTGCCGCGCTAGAAGAGCAGAGAAAGAAAACCATCGATGGAATTCGGGAGGCGATCGTCGCGCTTTCGGAAATCGACGGCGTCGTTGATTATGAGGAAGAAGAGGAAAATGAGATCGAAAATAAGGAGGAGACGAAAACTGATGAGACGTTGATGAAGAAGATCGCGGCGATTGAGGCAAAAAACAAAGAGCTTGAGCAGAAACTTGCCGCGAAGGAAGAGGAAGAGAAGAAAGCGCGAGAGGAAGCGGAGAATCAATCGAAGATCAAGAGCTCTTTGGATGAAGAGCTGAAGAAGGAGGATTATCGCCTTTATGAGAGCCTTATCCGGAAGGAATTGGTCTCTGAGGAAGGAAAAATTCTCATTGATAAGCCAGAGGATGTCGCATCCATCGTTCAGAGAACGAAGGAGAAGATTTCATCCACCCTTGCAGAGGCGCAGCGTCAGAAGATCATTTCTGGAGAAATCCAGGAAAAAGGCATTGTTCCCGACCCCGAAAAAGGGGAGAAGCCTCTAACAGAGGAACAGATTCAAGTCCGATGGCGACAAGCCCAGAAGACTGGAAGCAAACTTTCTCTCAAAGAATATAAAGAGAAAGTTCTAGGGATTCAGGAGTAAAAAATGTTCGAAAAAGTTTTCAGATTTCTAGAATTGCAGAAGCAGGAAATGCTGAGACTGGATGAGGTCGAGGGCGTCAACTCCCGCCAGGTTCAGCGGGGAGATTTCTCAACCATTGATCCGAAGACCGGAAGGGAGATTGGATTGAGGGAGATGCTCTATATCAATACGCTCGATTGGATTCGCTCTCAGGCAAATAAGACTCTGCAGAATGAATTCTTGAAGCTCTCTCAGCCCGGAGTTCTTCATGAGGATACGCTGTCGACTGCGGTCGCGACCTTCACGACTTCTCTCTTGCCGGCCGTTCGAAGAATCTATTCGTCTCTGATCGCAATGGACTTGGTTTCGGTCCAGCCGTTGTCTGGGCCGACGGGCTATATCTATTGGCTCGATCACGTCTACACGTCCGCGCACGCGGCGGATGGTATTTCATCCGGCGATCTTCTTTCGGATCATCAGGATTCGGATACGTATTCGGATTCTTCTGAGCAGGGAACGATCCGGGAAATCCAGTACAAATTGACCAAGAAGCTCATTGAATGCGAAACCAAAAAGCTGAAGGCAGATTGGACGATCGAAGCGGAGCAGGACCTTCGAAGTCAATGGAAATTAGATTTGGAAGCTGAGCTGATGCCGCAGCTGACCGAAGAGGTCATCCGAGAGGTCGATCGAAAGATTCTTGCCGCGCTGTTGGCCGGAGCCGCGAATGATGTTGAATGGAACACGTCATATCCGGTGGGAGATACCACGACCGCGGATAAACGGGCCTATGATCGAAAGCTCTATGAGGCGATTCTCCAAGCGAATCAGAAAATTGTTGAAAAGAAATTCGTCAACGCCTCTTGGCTCGTGACCACGCCGGCCGTCTACACCCGATTAGCATCGTTGGAGGAATTCAACGTCGATCCTCTTGCCATCGCGCAAGCGGGTCAAATCGGAAGACGATATGTCGGCGTCATCGGCAATATCTTCAAAGTCTATGTTGATCCTTGGTTCACGGCCAATAAGATTCTTCTCGGGGTCAAAGGTGAGAATTGGAAATACGCGGTGGGATATTACGCGCCGTATATTCCTCTTTTCGTGAGCGAGAAATACATCATCTCTGATGATTTCACTCAATTCGCAAGAGGGGCAATGACTCGGTACGCGTATGGAGTCCTTCCAGAGTCTTCGACCCAAAGCCCCGTCAAGAATAACGGTTTAGCAACCGTGACTCTCACAACCTCTTAATGGAGGAGATGATTATCGATGTCTGGAGGAGGCCCTACGGCCTCCTCCAGCATTGATTTCAAAGGAGAGCGTTAAGAATGGCATTTAATTTAGCGATTAATGAGACCGGAGTGACGAAAACCTTCTTCGATGGAATGGGCGTCGCGTGGACGGTTGAACAAAACGTTGCGGTTGATATCTCCCACATTCATACGAGATCGTTGAGGCCGATTGGAAATTTTCTGGAAGAGATGGATAGGAAAGGAATACGGAGATTCTATCTTCAACGCTCCTTTTCTATCGGAGATGTTCTTATGGTTGTTCCCGTCATTCGCTATCTTCGCACGCTTGGATATTCTCCATATATTGTCACTTCAAAGGTTTTTTACGAAGTTCTCCACGCGCTGGGAATAGAGGTGATGTCGATAGAGGGAAAAAGATATTCCGATTATGGGTTGATTCTTGATGGAACGGTCGAGCGGGATCATGTTCGAAAAACGCTTCAAAAATTTCATAGGGTTCATATTTATATGATGGCTCTAGGGATCGATAATCTGCCTAGAAGAGTCGATTGGAGTTGTGATCTTAATAATTTCAAATCGATTGAAGATGAATTCATAGAGTCACCATATATCGTTTTTCAAGGAAAAGGTTCCGGGCGAAAAAAGAGCCTTCAAGATGATGCGATAAGATTCATTATAAGAAAATTGAATGAGAACGGAATTCGAGTGGCCTTCATCGGTAATAAATTCTCAGCCGAGGGCATTGATGGAGAAATGTCACGGCTATTCTTCCGAGATTTATCTTTATCTCAGCTATTCACGCTCATAGGGAAATCAGATTTATTGATTTCAATGGATTCTTCTCCTCTTTGGATTTCCCATTTTACGGAAACTCCCGTCATTGCTATTCTCGGCCCATCGAGACCTTCTGAAAGAATATCTCTCCATCCATTCTATCCAGACGCGGCGATGGCCGTTCAATTGAATCGAACGATAAAATGCAAAAGCTGTTTCGAAGTATCGGAAAAATGTCATGATGAGATTTCTTGTCTGAAAATCTCTCCTGAAAGAATATATAAAGAAATTTGCCGTAAATTGGAATCCATGATGAGGTGAGGATCAATTGGTAAAAAAATATCGATTGCCGCATGGAATTATCTATGTCAATAAATCTGACATTACGAAGATCATTATGGATCATTCGGGGACGTTCGAATTGAAACCAGGACAAGCGCGGTTTGTTGGAAGCATAAAAGGTCTGGATATTAAAACCTATTTCTCTGCTCCCGAGTTCTGGGACGCGCGGTTGGCTGCGCAGAAGGTTGTTAATGAGAAAGGACATTTAAATATTCTCATGAAGGCAGGGAGGATCGATAAATTCGGGGATCAGATAATGATAACCGTTATTCCGGCCGCTTATGTTGAGACATATGGCATCGAGGCCGTCAATTTCGATATTCTTATCCCAAAATCCATGAATTTAATTTGGGAAGGAAATACGTATATCAGAAATATTTTCAATGATGAATCTGAGATTTCAGAAGAATATGATGTCCAATTTTCTGTCGATAATCTTGAAATGAAATTCGATTGTGGGCAAGGAAGCTGCATCGATATTCTCCTCCATGGATCAAAATTATCGCTCGTCAATAAAACTCCCATTTATAAAATAAAAGAATCAGAGAAAAAGAAGGCTAAATCCTATATTGGAAAAATGAAAAGACCTATTATCGGCATCGGCTTGGAGTCTGCGGCCCAAGCGAGAACATATCCGAGAATGGGAGACGTTTCAAGACTTCTGAAAGATAAAGGATATTCAATTATCATCCTAGATGATAGAGATGATAATGGGGAATATCAATTTTCATTCCGAGAGATGGCCGCGATCGTCGGCGAATGCGACGTTATTTTGACGGCCGATTCTGGAATCCTCCATCTGGCAGGAGCGTTGAAGAAAAAAATCGTCGGAGTCTTTGGTCATACGGACGGACGGATATTCACTGAAGCCTATGAGAAAGCCGTTTTCATCCAAGCCGATTGCCCTTATAAAAAATCGCCTTGTTGGTGGGCGGTTCCTTGTCTTCCTGGAGAGAGTTATGAAGAGAAAGCCTCTTCTGGATATTCGAAATGTTTATCTCTATTGGAGCCGGAAAAGATAATCGAAAAGGTCGAAGAGCAATTGAATCCTTCCAAAAAGATTTTGATTTTGATGCTGACTTATAATCTTCTGGATATGACGAAGAAAGCGCTCGCGTCGATTCGATCCTTTCATGATTACGATATATTCATCGTCGATAATGAATCGGATGATGGGACGCAGGAATGGCTTCGAGAAAAAGGCTTCGATTTTATCTCGAAAAAAACCTCCGTAGCCGCGGCCCAAAACATCGGCCTTCAGAAATTCTTATCTGGAGATTATGATTATCTTCTCCTCCTGAATAATGATCTAGTTTTGAGATATGATACGATCGATCAATTAGTGCGGTGTCTTGATAATTCCGGCGCCTGGGCCGCGATGTCGACGGAAATCCCCGGCACACCGCCCTGGGGCGTCGATGCCGCGAAACCGAGGGGACTTGGATGGGAAGAGATAAGAAATATTCCTGCCGGCTCTTATTCCTGCACTCTATTTACGAGGGAAGCGATCGAGAAGACCGGATTCTTCAATGAGAGATTTGAGCCTCGATATATTGAGGATAATGATTATACGCTTCGATTGCGTTTGGCTGGAGGACGATTCGTCCGCGCGGAGGGGGCTATTTATTTCCACGTTCTCGGCGGCGTCGTCAAGATGGTCGAAGGAGAAAAAGCTAAATATGATGAGAATTGGAATCGAAACGTCGGCATATTTAAGGAGATTTGGGGTATCCATCCTCACGAAGATCAGAAATTAGAAAAGCTGGGTTTGGAGTGGCGTCGCGATGTTTCGTATGAATCAATAAAGGATTTTATCGATAAACAAGGAAAAGCGGTCATCAGAATTGAGAGAAGAATGGGGGGATATGGAGATATTCTCTTTACAACGGTTTTAGCTAGGGCTCTTAGGGAAAAATTTAATGATAATGTTGAGATAAATTATTATGTTCCGGATAAATTCGTTTCTCTTTTGAATCCGAATCCATATATCGATAACGTCTTTCCTGTAGGCACAAGGGGTTCTTCGGATTTTAGGATCGATTTGACGGATTTAGAATTTCGCGTCGAGCTTCAAGAGATGAGAGAATTTGGAGAGATTAGATCAGCAAGGACAGAAATCTATTTGAATACGATTGGACTTGATGGGAGCCTCAAGCCGTATTATTTCGTTACTGATGAGGAAAGAGAATGGGCGGAGACAATCTGGCCGAATTCTCGTCGTCCAAGAATAGCGATGGTCATGAAGGGAAGCAATAAGTTAAAGGTCTGGCCACACATGCGGGCTTTATTTGATAAATTATCTAAGAGAAAAAATGGAGGATCAGTTTATATTGTTTATGATGATGATGATAACGCGCCACATTCGTTTCGGGAGGCGGCGGCAATCGTATCGACGGCCGATTTCGTGATATCTCCTGATACGGGAATCTCAAATCTTGCGGGAACGATTGATATTCCGGTTTTGACGATATTCTCGAATCGAAACGGCAAAATTTTTGAGAAAATGTTTGATTCAATGATTTCTATTCAAGGACATTGCCCATTTTATGATGATAAGAATTATTGCGATTTCTTCGTCCCCTGCATGGGTGGCGGGCCTCATCGGGCAAAAGAAAATATTGATATTCCGGAATGTTTAAAAAGATTATCTCTGGAGGAGATGCTCGAAAAAGTCGAGGCGGTGGAGGAATTGTTTTTTGATAGATTCCATCAAACGGAAAGAATATGAATAGAGAAGAAGAATTCCAGCAATGGTCAATAGAGAAGCAGAAGCAGTCCAGGAAGGACCGCTCGACTTCTTGCTTTTATGATGATGCTTTTTGGAGGGCCTGGGAATGGCGTTTCAATATGAAACCAGATGAGGAGAATAAAACCGTGAAACGAGAGGCAGAAAAAAAGTTAGGATTCATAAAAAAATATAAAATTGATCCTTCTTCTCTTTTAGATGTCGGTTGTGGGATGGGATTTTTCGTCTCTCTTTTGAGGAGAAACAATATAAAAGCTTGGGGATGCGATATTTCGAAAGAGGCAATCGAGAAATCCTCTCCGAATGTTCGTCCATTTTTGAAGATTATGAACGTTAGAAATATGTCAGATTGGAAAGATAATGAGTTTGACATGATCACGGCCTTTGATCTTCTTGAACATCTTTATATTGAGGAATTCATGGATGCGATACGAGAAATAAATCGAATTGCTTCGAAGGTGATTTTAATTCGATCTCCCGTTCATAGTTGGGATTCCGAACCTTGGCTATCGGATTTATCTATTGAAACGAATACGAGGGAACATGTTTCGATTTATCCTTGGAATTTCTGGGTTAAAAGATTTGTCGAAATAGGAAAGTTTGATTTCTGGCTCTGCGAGATTTGGAATTCTTATGATTTGTCTAAACAAGCGGAGGGATGGATTCTATTGAGGAGGAAGAAAGATGGTGCATAAGAATTTATTTCATGAATCTCTAAATCAATTTGGATATCGAAGAGGCGCACGTGGAGGGAGGGAGCATCATCTTTGCGATTTTGCCGCCCAGAAATGGGAGAGATTCGGAGATAAAATCGATTTGAGAAACAAATCTGCTTTGGACGTCGGATGCGCCGCGGGATATTCATCGATTGAAGCCTGGGCGCGCGGGGCGCGTTTCGTTCATGGATTTGATATAAGGAAAGAAATTATAAAAATAGGAGAAGATGTCAGAAATAAGCTGGGTCTGGATGAGAAGACGATTCGATTTGAATCTAAGGATATTTTCAATTTCGATTTCAAAGCGCGCGCGTTCGATTTCATCATCTGCCTTGGGGTTGCTCATTACGTGCCTTCTTCTTCTTATAGAAGATTTATTTTCAAATTGGCCTATTCTTGCAGAGAGGCGGTTATTCTTGAAGGATATTTTTTGAATACCCCAGAATTGAAAATCGTTGAATGGCGGCCGAATGATAATTCTCCTATACCAAATCTCAAATCCGTTTATGCCGCCTCCATCGGCGTGATTCAATATTTTTTCGAATTTGTTGGAATAAGAATCGTATCGAAAGATTTCTCCTATCATTCAAATCCAGAAAGAAGAAATATTAGAGGTATAATAATTGGCAAAAAGATGCCAGAGATTAAAATATCAGAATCTGATGATTTGAAGGATTATCCTTCAGATACGATTTTAATCGCGCCGACGAGACATCCAGAATTAAGGAAATGGCTTGATATCTGGGAAGAAAATAGGAGAAGAAAAGATCGGGAAATTCCAGATAAAATGAAAAAGATTAGAGAAGAGGATAAGATGAAAGCTTGGAAATTCAAAAATGAGTTTATTCCATTCATGTTTTTTCCTCTCATCTATAATCGAAATACTATGATGCTGGCGGATGGATTTCATAAATTGAAACATGCGATTGACTCCGAAATGCCGGAGATAAAGGTAAGAATCGCCGATTCTTTCATCAAGAGGGAGATTCCTTATTGATTTTTAATAAAGATGAGGAGGCGTTCTGGGAGGAGAGAATATGACCGATTTCGTCTTTTTAGTCTCTTATCCTCGATCGGGAAATACGTGGTTTCGTTTGCTGATAGCGAATATCCAGCATCCGGAGGAGCTTAGGACGTATCATTTTATTGATAGAGATAAAATGGTTCCCGATATTCACCAGCATTATACTTGGGAAGAAATGGAAAAGAAGGAATTTGATTGGAGTCCTATCTTTGTTAAATCTCATTTTTGCTTTCATCCTGCTTATATGATGTTTCCAATTATTTATATTTATCGAGATGTCCGGGATGTTGCGATTTCTTATTTCCATTTTCATTATAGAGAGAACGCGGGCTTATCCTTCGAAGAATATCTCGAAAAGAAATTTATTCCTGGAAAGGAGCCATTTGGAGGATGGAAAGAGCATATCAATTATTGGTTGATAAAAGAGAATTCGCTGACGTTCTATCCTGTCAAATATGAAGATTTTCTCATCAATACGAAAGAATGTTTAATGGAAGTTTTCGAATTTCTGAACTTGCATTATGAGGAGAAAGTCATCGAGGAAGCGATTGAGAGAACGAGGTTTGATAGATTGAAATCGATTGCCGAGAAAGATGGAGTCCATCGGAAGATATTGGGGCTTCGGGGAAAATCCGGAGGATGGAAAGAAGTTTTTTCAGAAGAAATGTTGGGAAAAATTTGGGATTATGCCGGGGAGGAGATGGAAAAATTAGGATATCATCGGGAGGGATGAATGCAAAAATTGCAGCAAATTAAAATTGTTAAGAAGCCTTGGGGAGAAGAGCTTTGGTTCGCGTTGACGGAGGATTATCTTGGAAAGGTCATTCGAATAAATCCGAATGAAAAGGTCTCTCTTCATTATCACGAGAAGAAGGAGGAGACGCTCTTCCTTTATTCTGGTCAGATGAAATGCAATAAGCGAAAAACTGGAAGAATTTATTCTCCAGGACAGCGCGTTCATATCTATCCTCGAATGATCCATAATTTTGAGGCTTTGCCTGAAGAGGCTGTTGTTTTGTTCGAAGTTTCATCTCCTTATCCGAAGGATTCGGTTCGTGTTAAAGATTTTTACGGAAGGGAAGAGAATGAATAAAATTTTCGTGACCGGAGGGGCTGGATTTGTTGGATCGGTCCTCATTCCTTATCTCCTAGATAGAGGCTATAGAGTCCGCGTCTATGATTCTCTTCTCTATGGGATCAATGGGCTATTTGGCTGCTTCAATCATCCAAATTTTGAATTCATAAAGGGAGATATTAGGGATATTTCTCTTCTTAGGGATTCCGCGAAAGGCTGTGATGCTATTATTCACCTCGCAGCGCTCGTTGGCTATCCAATCTGCAAGAAGGATGAGCAGTTGGCTATGTCGGTTAATAAAAATGGAACACAATCGATCACAGAGGCCGTTTCTTCAAATATTCCTATTATTTTCTCCTCAACCGGCTCTTGTTATGGAAATGTCGAAGGCATCTGTCATGAGGAGCTTCCATTGCGGCCGTTGACGATTTATGGAAAATCGAAAGCCGATGCAGAGGAAGCCATTAAGAAGCGGGGAAATTTTATTATCTATCGATTCGCGACGGGATATGGAATATCTCCGAGAATGCGACTTGATTTGATGATAAATGATTTTTGCTTCAAGGCCGTCAAGGAAAAAAATCTCGTCGTTTATGAGCGGCATTTCAGAAGAACATTTATTCACGTTTTGGATATGGCGCGGGCGTTTCATTATGGATTAAAAGAATTTGAAAAGATGAAAGATGGTATTTTCAACGTCGGCTCTGAAGAAATGAATCTTTCTAAACAAGATATTTGCGAATTAATAAAAGAAAAGGTTCCGGATTTTTATCTCCATTACGCAGATATCGGACATGATGAGGATAAACGAGATTATGAGGTTTCATATCAGAAAATAAAACGAGTCGGATTTAATACGATCATGAATTTGGATGCATCGATAGACCGACTTATCGGTCTATTCAAATCATTTGAAATTAGGAGAGAATATTCAAATGTCTGAGAAATTCGACAAAAAAATCATAAGAGCAATAATCGAAGCTACCGTTCTATGCCCCTCTGAAATGATTACTGGAATAGGAATTATGCCAAGAAATGAAATGGAGAATAATCTTATCAAGGCGGCAGAAGCAGCCCTTAGACGAGAAATGAAGGAAAATCCGGATAATATAGAAATTAGAATTTTTGCCGTTTTGGAGAATAAAAATGGAAATTAAAGGAAAAAGAGTTCTCATTACCGGCGGCGCTGGATTTCTTGGAAGAAGGATCGCGGAGAGAGTGTGGGCAAAAAAGCCATCGTTTATGTTTATTCCTAGAAAAAAAGGATATGATTTGACAGATTTAAAGAAAGTCCGAGAGATGATGGATAGACATCGGCCAAATATTGTCATCCACTCCGCGGCCTATTATGGGGGAATCTGGATTAATAAGAAATATCCTGCCGACATCTATTTCCAAAATCTTATCATGGGTGCGAATATTATCGAGGCCGCGAAGGATTACGGAGTTGAGAAGTTTGTCGGAATTGGGACCGCGTGCTCTTATCCTGGGTATCTTGAGGGAGAATTGAAGGAGGAGAATCTTTGGGATGGTCCATGCCATGAATCCGTGAGAAATTATGGAATGACGAAGAAGATGATGCAGATTCAATGCGAAGCCTATAAAAAGCAATATGGATTTAACGGGATTCATCTGCTTCTGGCCAATTTATATGGAGAATGGGATTCCTATAATCCGGAGCGATCTCATGTTGTGGCCGCGTTGATAAGGAAATTTGTCGAGGCGAAAAAGGACAACGCCCCTTCGGTTGAGGTCTGGGGGACGGGGAGCCCGATCCGAGAATTTCTTTACGTTGGCGATGCGGCCGATGGGATCATAAAGGCCACGGAATTATATGATGATACGGAACCGTTGAATATTGGGACAGGAATAGGAACGTCGATTCGAGAATTAGTCGAGATGATTTCCGAAATCGTCGATTTTAAAGGGGAGATCATCTGGGATTCTTCGAAACCAGATGGTCAGGCGAAGAAAATTTTCGATATATCTAAAATGAAAAAAGAACTCAATTGGGTTCCTGAGATTTCTTTGAAAGAAGGATTGCGGCGAACGATTGAGTGGTTTGATAAAAATTATCAAAAAGCAATTGAAAGATGGTAAAAAAGCTTCATCTCAAAAGAATCCGATATCGGAATAATCAAGATTATGATGTTCTGATTCGAGATGCTTTTGGAAATGAACATCTTCTTTTTCCGAAGGAAGAAAAAGAATTGGTGGTTTTGACAAAGGGGAAGAATGATGACAGAAGCAAGTTTGGTAAAGGCCGTTAGAGCAGAATGTGGTAAGGTTGATAATTCGATCGAATTAGAAGATGTGGATATTATAAGAGAAGGAAATTTCATTTTGGATAAAATTGCCGAGAGAATCGTGGAGAAAAATCTTCGATATATAACATCAGAAGCAGATAAAAGAGAATATGATGTTCATGCAAATACTATTCGAGTTCAGGAGGTGATCACTTGGGAGGGAATAGATGAGGATATAATGAAGTTGGGAGACCCGACGATCGAGGGGGGCACAGAAAATGAATATTATGATTTTCCTTCTCTCTGGACGATTCGAATGATGAGGAGGAAAAGAGGTCTTCCAAAAGTACAATTTCAATTCAATCCTGTTGAGAAAAAATTAAAAATAGACCCGATGCCGGAAGAGGATGGAACCAAATATTATTATGTTTCTGTCGAAAAATCGAATTGGACGCTGAGTAAACTTCCTTCCAATTTTGAATCGTTGCTTGTGACGGGAACGACGTGGAAATGCCTCGATATTATTGCCATGAAGAGAAGCAATCTTGGAGGAATCCATAGGGAGGGGGGGATGGTTACCTATCCTGCGACGGAAATTCATAAAATCGCTGCTGATAAGAAGAAGGATTTTTATCAGGAGCTAAACGTAAAGGCGCTGCTCTATAGTCAATGATAAACGCGAAATTTAGATGGGATGCTTCGATATTCACGTCAAAAATGGGCAATTTGGGAACGAAACTGATTCCTTATGCGAAGGTGACGTTTGCGCAATTGGCCGATGAGGCGCGTCGGCGAGTGAAGGCATATACGCCGCCGACGAAAGGAACTAATATTAGAGAGCTTTGGGAGATTGAGCATTCATCTAGAGGAACGATTGAAGAATATATAATTCATAATCTTTATGAGAATCAAGATGTCATTCTTTTCTTCGAAGTCGGCACGAAGCCGCATCAAATAAGACCGAGGAAAGCGGGATATCCTCTTCATTGGTTGGATGAGGATACTGGAGCACACATGTTCGCTTACCTTGTTCGCCATCCGGGAACGCCGGCTTATAGGATGATTGAGCAAGGAGAGAGAGAGACAGAAGTTTTGCTGAATCAATATATTCAGCAGACTCTAAGCATGATTGGCAGAGGAATGTCATAATGTCATATTATGGACTCGGAACGAAAGAAGAAATTTTGGCCGATCTAGAAACAAAATTGTCGGCGATTTCTGGAATAAAATTCGTCGATTATCAGAGGGTTCTTTTTGCCGGAGCAGATATCGATAAATATCCAGGAATTTATATAAATGATATTCGAGAGGATAAGGAATATCTTCTCTCGGATATCGTTCGTAATACCTTTTCTATCGCCCTTGTTGGCTGGGTTCTTGCCTCTGCGAGAGAGGATTTGGCAACGAAAATGAATTCTTTTATTGAGGATGTTAAAGACGCGATTCGAACGGACCCGACCAGAAATTCGAAGGCTTATGATACGAAAATCACTTCAATCCAAACGGATGGAGGAACGAGACATCCGCAAGGAATGTTTATCATAGCGATTCAGGTGATTTTCTTTAGTTCGGAGTGAAAATGGCAAATAGAAGAGATATTTTGGATACGCTTGAGACGAAATTGAGGGAGGTTTCTGGAATCCAGACCGTCGTCCGAACTTATATGAATATTGATATGACACAATATTCCTCTTCAGATTTGCCGCTGATCGAGATTCGGGAGCCGGAGGAAGCAACGGAACAGGAGATGACTGGACGGCGATCCATCATGTCTTTGGAAATGAAGATAAAAGTTTGGTTTATTAATTGGGGTGAGAATCCAACCCCAACCTATGAGGCATTGATGAAGGCCATTCGAGATAAAATCGGCGAAGAATTTCATCTCGGCGGATATATACAAGCCTGTTGGATCACCGGCATTTCTCCAATTGAGGGAATAATGCCCCTCTTCTGGTATGAGATGACGCTTAGAATGTTGTATTGTTTGAACCAATTGGCTACATAGGAGAATAGATGAATGGTTAGAAAAAGAAGAAGAAGAATAAAGAGATATTTTGTGACCTATATAGGTCGACAAAAGAATATCCGATTATCCGGTGTGGGTAGGGTCCATATCGGAAAAGAATTCGAAGTCTCTGAGAAAATTGCCAATGCTCTCCGAAGTTCCAAAAATTGGAAAATTCGAGAGGGTTATGGTTATGAAGAGATTTGAAGGAGATTAAAAAATGGCAAATTGCGATACGGGATTAGCCTTAGCGAATGAAGAAGAAATGTTCGCAATTATCGAAGATAATTGCGGGACCCTGAAGAAGATGACGGCAGATGACAGAATGTATACCGTTGGTCCGGTTGATTTCTCCCAGGAACAGGAGTTCTTAGATGATGAGCAGATTCGTTCCGCCGCATCTCGGACTTCTCCTATTAAGGGAAGGAAGAATCCTGGAGATTTTTCTTTCGATACCTACGTGAAGCCGAGCGGAACAAAAGGAACGCCGCCCGAACACGCAGCCTTATTTCAAGCCTTAATGGGAACAGAGGCGATAACAGCAGGGACAAAGGTTGAATATTCCCTTGCTGATTCGCTCGATTCGCTTTCCATTTGGGTCAAGAAAGGCCATTCGGTTTTCGCCTTTAGGGGCGCGACGATTCAGGGCGCAAGTTTCTCTATCTCTGGAGCGGAGATTGCTCAAATCTCGTGGGATGGAAATTACATGGAGCAGCTTTGGGCGGGAACAACCTACTCGGCCTCGATTTCTGGCTCTGATATCACGCTCCAAACCGGAGGAGCCCAACTCTATCGAGAGGGAATGTATATTAACGTCGGATTGGATGATAATTCAGGAGCAGGATTTCTCATCACTGGAGTCAATTACACAACCGACGTTATTACCGTTCAAGGAACTCCCTCTCCTTCTGGGGTCCAATTGATCACTCCATGGTGGCCTTCTTCCTCTGCAGAGGTCGGTGAGCCCGTTCACGGAAAAATCGGGATGGTTACCGTCGGAGGAGCCAATTGTGTCGTCTTGACGGCCTCGGTGACAATGGCGAATAACATTAAATATTATCTCGATGAGAAGAACAATTCATGGGTTGCTGAGAGATTTGGACGGCCGGGAAAAAGGGAAATCGAGGGAGAATTGGAGCTCTATTTCTTGAAAAAGGGTCTTTCTTATTTCTATCGGGCAGAATGGCAGCAATCTGATGCTTTGATCATTCCCGCTGGAAATGTCGATGGAAAAATCATGGAGCTTTCAATTCCTTATGCCGAATATCGGACTCCGACGATTGCGGGAGATGAGGAATTTACGGAAACGGTTCCTTTCATCGCAGTTGCTTCGGCAACCTTGAATGACGAATTCAAAATTACCTTCAGATAAGGCTATGAAGAAGGGAGAGGATTTTTCCTCTCCCTTCTGGCCGGAGGGTAAAATTTTTTAATGGAGGTTCCATAATGGAGCAAACAAAAGACTTGGCAAGCCTCATAAGAAAGGCGGGAAAATCTCAACGAGTGGCAGAATTTCTTTGCCCCTTTGCCCCAGAGTTTTATGTCACGATCGCCTATGCTTCGAAATTCGTTTTGAATCAAATTCGGGAAGTTTCTCGAACCATTCAGACGAATTTCAGAACGAGAGAAAGAGAGGAAAGATTAGATGATGACAAACTGAGAAAGGAATACGCGAGACAAATTATTGTCAATTGGAGGGGGCTGACTGGCGAGAAGCTTCAAAAACTCGTTCCTGGAATCGAGATTAAAAAATCCGATCTTGATAAGGAGATTCCTTATACCCAGGAAGTGGCGATTTCTCTTCTAGAGGTATCGATGGAATTCGAGAATTGGGTCATTGATATCTGCACGAATGTTGAGAATTATTCCCACATTGCCGAGCAAAAGGAGAAGGAACAGGAAAATTTAGAATAGTGGCGGAGTGGGCGGCGAAGGGAAAATCGACAAAATCCTGCGAAGATTGCGATAAGCTGGCCAAACAATCGGGAGGCCATTTCGCTAAAGGCGTGAGGGTCAGAATTGCCGAAGTCTATGATTGTGCGAAATGCGAGAATTACTTATCTCGCCCGAGTCAGGATAATGAAAATATCATTACTCTTTATGAAGCGCTGCCGAAAAATATCGATGGATTCAGCGGAGTGAGGACTATTTCCGCATCCGATATCCTTTTTCTTTTCAAAATCTATGATGTGCCGGAGGAATTGTATTTCGATTATTATCATCGATTGATGTTCTTCCATGATTCATTGATGAGGGAGGCAGAAAAACAACGCAAATTATTAGAAAAAAAAGCTAAAAAAGATATTCATGGATTGGCTAAGAAGTCATTTTCCAGAATGGGCGGCGGAACGAGACGACGTTAATGGCTAAAAAAGATTTAATTCTTATCCTGGAGTTCGATGATAAAGGAACTCCAAAGGTTAAGAAAGTCGTCAAGGACGTAAAAGGCGAACTTTCTGGTCTTGGAAAAGAAGCCGAAAAATCTGGAAAGGGGTTCAATAAATTAAAGAAGGATGTCGATAAATCCGCAGGGGGGATGTCGAAATTTAAATCGATGATGAAATCCACCGCTGTTCAGATGGCTGCCGGAATGGGGATCATGATTGGTGTTCAGGGGGCCTTCCGTGCGGTTTCTAGAGCCATAACGTCGACGATTCAAACGGGAAGAGAATTTGAGCGGGGATGGGCAAACGTTCGAACGATGCTCGATGAAACTCAAGTCAATCAGGAGAGGATGAGGGATTCCCTTCTCAGAATGAATCCTGTTCTTGGAGATACGACCGAATTGACCCGCGGATTATACCAAGTCCTCTCGGCCTCCGTTGAGCCGGGATTGGATGGAGCAAATGCTCTTGAATTTCTTGGAACGGCTGCCAAGGCCGCCCAGGCGGGCGTTACCGACGTAGCTACGTCGGTTGATGCTTTGACGACCATTATGAATGCATATGGAAAAGGGGCTTATGAGGTCGCGCAAGTTTCCGATATCATGTTTCAGACGGTCAAAAGAGGAAAACTGACCTATGAAGGAATGGCCGGCGCTATTGGAACCGTCGCTCCGATTGCCGCTCAGGTTGGGATAAGATTCGAAGAAGTCGCCGCGGCAATGGCTACCTTGACTCGCCAGGGGGTCGATGTCAATACGACAACCGTTCAACTAAGACAGCTCATGGTTTCTGTCTTAAAACCAACCTCTGATGCAGAGAAAGCCGCAAAGAGATTGGGAATTCAATTTGATGCGGCGACTCTGAAATCAATGGGTCTTCAGAAATTCTTGCATATGGTTATGGAGGCGGCGGGAGATGATGCCGAGGCATTGACTGCCCTCTTTGGGAATGTTCGCGCGCTGACTGGAGTTATGGGATTAGCAGGAAAGGCCGCTTCGGAATTTGCCGGAGATTTGGACCTCATGAATAACGCCTTCGTAGAGGGAGGACAGACGGAAGAAGCCTTCAGAAAGCAGATGGAATCTCTGGATTTCTGGATTAAGACTATTTCGAACGCGATAAAGAAATTTAAGATTGCTATTTGGGAGGGGCTTTCGAAGCCTTTCAAAGAAAATATTAAAAATTCTGCCGATTTTGAAAAGAAGATGGCCGAATTAACAAATAGACTTATAGATGCCGGAAGAGATATTGGAGAGACTATTGGGAGGGCTATTAAATTTATTATTGATTTCAGAAAAGCCATTGAATATGCATTGAAGGCGCTTCTCGCTTTTCTGGCTATTAAAAAAATTCAGCAATGGTCTGGAGTATTCAACGCGGCAATGGTTAAAGCCGCCGCCCAATCGAGAATGTTTGGAGGAGCCATCGGTGGGGCTGGGAGGGCCGCTAGCCTGGCAGGAAAAGGAATATCCGTCGTTGGGGCTGCCGTTGCGGGATGGCAATTAGGAAAGGCAATCGATGAGGCAACGGGATTTGGAAAGGCCATGCAAAAAATGATTGTTGGAACCTATGAAGTCACGGGCGCGCAGGTAGAACAAACAACGGCCATGGCAAAATTGAGGGCGGAAATCGCCGGTTCAGAATTATCTATCGTTAAATTAAAAGCTAAATATGGAAGCTATACTGCCGCGCTGGAAGCTGTCAGAAATGGAACGGAGGAATTGATTCGAACAAATTCCGGATTATCTGGAACCCTTGATTCTCTTTTGAAAGATTTTCTTGCCGCGAAGGATTCTGGAGAATTATCCGGAAAAGCCTTAACATCGCAAGCAATAAAATTGGTCGCCGAATATCAAGCCGCCGGCAAAGAGATTCCTCAATCTTTGCAGAACATTATTGATGCCATAGATGAGGAGGCCGCCGCTTCGAAACAAGCCGCCAAAGAACAGACGGAAGAATGGAGGAAATTAGTCGATAAATTCAAAGAAATCGCTCCTTCGATGACGATATTGGATAAGAATTTCAAGGCCATGACTCAGGCCATGGATGAATTGAAAAAGGAGGGAGCCGATTCCTCGGCCGTTCTTCTTTCCTTCAAGGATACGATCATCAAATTATATGAGGAGGGAAAAAAGGCTGAGGAGATGTATGGGAAATCCATGCCATCAAGATTGAAGGAATTAAAAGCAAGAGTTGATAATCTGAACGTTGCTCTTCCTGCCGCGAGTAAGAATATCAACGCGCAGACGGTTTCGATAAATACTTGGGATGGGGCGGTTCGAAAAGCCTCTTCTCTTATTGGAGGAATTTTCGTCCCTGCCGTTATGGAGGGGATTAAAGATTTAAAGGAATTTGGCGAGGCTGCGGAGCATTTAGGAGTCAAAACGATTCCTCAAATGGAAAATTCTTTGAAAAAATCCGAGGAGGCATTCGAACAGCTAAAAGGTCAATTGACTCCAGACGCGGCGATCAGGGCCATTGAAGATATCATTAGCCAATATGAACGTCTTGGAAAAGAAGTTCCGGAGAAATATGAAATTCTATTGAAAGAGAATGAAAAGGCTTCATTAAAGGTTGCTGATGATTGGAAGAAATCTCTTGGATTCGTTGGACAATTATTTACCGTTCTTGGAGATGAAATAAGTGGCTCTTTCGGAGAGATTGTCAATATCATTGGTCTTGGAATTCAGCAAGTTTCCGAATCTATAAAACAAGGCGTTAAAGGGCTTGGCCCAATTCTTGGTTCGATTTCTGGACTCGTTGGACAACTTGGAGGAAAGATAGGAGAAATGATTTCTGGAGCAAAGAAATCATTTGCCTCATTAGGGGCTTCGATTGGCTCTACGATAGGTGGGATGTTTGGTCCGCTTGGAAAGGCCGTTGGAGGACTCTTAGGAGGTCTTGTCGGAGGACTATTCAAGAAGAAGAAGAAAGAGACTCCAGAAGAGAAGGCGGCAAGAGAGCTAAAAGCTGCGGTTGAGTCCGTGACCGGCGCGATGAAAAAATTTGGAGAAATCTCCGAAGATACGGCCAAGAAGATAGCAGAGGCAGATAAATCGATGACTGGATTCGCTGCTGTTTCGAAATATTTTGGGGATGTTATTCGAGACGTTGGTGTCAATCAGAATAATATAAACGATCTATGGCGAAGAGCCGGGGATATCACTCAGCACGTGACTGAGGGATTCTTAGATGCCCAATCTGGTGCGGAGGCGCTCGGAGATTCTTTCACTCAATTGATTGAGGGAACCCGGAGAATGGGAAAAGAGGGCTCTGCCGCTATGGTTGAATTCATAAATAAGGTTAGAGATTCCGGAATTGAAGTTCGAGAGGTCACGGATTATATCAACGAGCAGCTAGGAATAACAAAAACTTCCTCTATGAATGCCGCACAAGGACTTGAGGCCATTGCTCAAGATACTCTTCCTGGATTAAATAAATTGCTAGAAAGGCAGAAAGCATTAAATGATGAATTGAAAAATGTCAAAGAAGGGACCCCAGAATGGGATAAATTGCAGGAAAAGCTGGGAGATGTTAATGATAGACTCAATCGAATGAAAACGGCCGTCGCGGAGGGAAGAGGACCTTTGGCTAATTTGGAGAGCCAAGCCATGTCGGTCTTTAATGCGATGATTGCAAACGGCGCCTCCTATATCGAGGCTATGAATTCTATTGGCGGAACGCTGGATATTATAGCGCAGAGACATGAGGCTCTTGGAACGACGGCAGGAGCCGGAATTCAGGAATTATTGAAGATTCGTCAGGTGACTCAGGAGCATCAAGGACTTTTTAACGCGATCGAAGGAAATAAGGCCGTTTTAGAGGCTTTAGCCAATACGGGTTCACTGACACAGCAATCGTTTCAAGATGCCGCACGGCAAACGAAGGGCTATTATAATCGTCTCATGAGGGCGGGTTTGGATTCGAATCAAGCCCTCGCTCAGATGGCGCCGACGTTAGAGCGGCTCGCGTTTCTTCAGAAGGAGCATGGACTCAAGGTTGACAAAACCACACAGGGCCTTATTGATATGGCGAAAGAGCAGGGTCTTATCGAGGAAGAGCAGATGAGTATGCAAGAGACGATGATGGCCGGATTCGGGATGCTTCTCGACGCTTTGGGAGTCGATATTCCGGAAGCGATGCAGAAAAGTGTTGATAAGATGCACGAGCTTGAGGAAAGTATGGCCGGCTCTGGCGTTGTGAGCGCCCTTGATAAGGTCAAGACAGCCGCCGTTGACACATTTGGAACGATGAATACGAAGGTTTCATCGACATTCAAACTTCTGGGACAAGGCATCGATTCTGCGATTACTGGAATTCGTGATCTTGAGAAAAAGGTGCAGAAAACCAATTTCAAGATTCCCGTTAGCATCTCTCGGATTGAGGATAAAATGGAAGGCGGCGTCATCTCTGCTCAGACAGGAGGAACGTTTCGAGTGACACGAGATCGACAAGCCTTCGTTGCGCATAGAGGCGAAGAGGTTCGAGTCACGACGGCAAGGGAAACGCGATCGATCGACGCACTCCTCGCATCCCTTATTGAGTCCATTCAATCATCGGACGTGAATGTCGTCATAGAGCCGGTCGTCATTCCGAGAGAAACGGATCATATTATCAAGTTTGTCGTAAAGAAACTTGAAAGAGGAGATATTAGGGTGCCGACAACGGCCGTTCGGGGTACATAAATTTATAATAGGAGGAAAAGATGAGACAATCTAAACGCCCACGGGATGGAATCGCTGTTCATGGTTTTTTCCGTCTTCGTCTAACAGAAGGTAAGGGCGATGAAAATGACCGCATCGTTGGCGATTCTGGATGGAAGAGAAATGCTATTCCAAACGAAGGATTCGATGATTTCCTTTGTCGACTCATCGCGGCTCAAGCGTCGTCAAAGCAGATTTCCTATGTCGCGCTCGGAACGGGAACGGCACCTGGCGCCGGAGATACGACCCTCAACGGGGAGATTTCGGGATCGACGAAGAAGCAGACCGTGACCGTATCCGTGAGCGGGTCGAAGACTGTTCGGTTTACGGCGACGTTCTACTCGTCGGATTCGTTTCTGGGTGGGGCTTCGACGCTTCGGAATATCGGTCTGTACGATGCTTCGGGAACGAATGCGTCTCTATTTGCCGGGAATACCTATACGACATCAAGCTGCGATACGAATCAGAATGTTCAGATAACATACGACATCCAATTTAGTTAATTTGGGCGTATGGAGATATCGGAATGGAGGATTTAAAAAGGGTATTGCTGGAGAGTTCTGGTAT